ATTCCGTGAGGAGTAGAAACCATTATGACTTTAGTTGATTTACCAGAAGTAATAGTAGGATATACCGATGCAAAGAATTGTTCTGCGACGTGGTTAGGGACGAATGCAAACTCGTCAAGGAATAGAATGTTGAAGGACATACCTCTAACTGCACTAGCAGACGTAGAAGCAGCCAATATCTTTGATCCGTTTTCAAGTTCAACATTACCTTTATTCCAAACTAATATTCCATGTTGTAACCATTTAGGTAGGTTCTCATATGCTAATTGGAGTCTTCCAAGTAATTCCCTTGCAGTTGAAGCTTTGTTAGCGAGTATACCAATATTAACACTGTCATTGAAGATAGCGTAATGTAAAAGGTAGGCAACAACAGTAGTGCTTTTACCTGTCTGACGAGGAAGTTTTGCAATATTAAATCTATTTTCATGGAAATCCATTAATATATTTTTCTGAAAATCATACATTGAAAAAGGTACAAGACCCTCATCCAATGAAATGATTTGAATGTATTTACATGCAAAATACAATGGATCACTTTTACATTTAATCCATTCTTGTACTTGTTTCTTTGTAAATTGTATCTCAGTACCAGCCTTCTTTAGGTTGGGGTTACCAAGATATACATCATTAGTTGCCATTAGTCATACTGTTCCCAAGCACCTTTTCTATCCCATGACTCAAAGAATTGTGATTCCCATCCAGACTTCTTCAAGGAAGGTATCACAACTTCATCAAGAAATTCTCTATTAGTATAAGCATGCCACGCTATATCATCAATACCACCACCGACATTAACGAACTTAGGAATGATACCACCAATAGTAACAACAGCAGTAATGACTGCACTACATCCCCATACCCACTTCTCTAGTTTATTAATTCTATTATTAAATTGTTGATGTTCTTTATCTTTATACTTAGCAACCTCTGCACGAAGAAGTTCTATATCTTTTGTTAGAGCTGCTATCTGAGTACTTTGTTCTATATCAATCTCGGTTGCCATTATTAAACTCCATAAGTGCTTTATTTATAGAATCAGATGGAGGAGTCATATTTGCTTCCATTTGTCTTCTTCTTTCAGCTCTCTGATACATGTAATGTAATTGCCATAGACCTGCATTACTCCATATGTCAATCTCTCCTTTTACAGGTGTTGGTTTTGGTAATGGTTTTGGTTTAGGAAATATAGGACCACCATCAGGAGGTGGGCAATATGATGGTTGACCATCCAATCGTGGACTACAAGCATATGCAGGTGGATCAGGTGGTGTAGCACATCCACCTAATATAATTGATAGTAATATAATTTTTTTAATCATCATAAGTTAGTATAGCATATATTACAAAAGATACAGCTACAAGAAGAATAGCAATCATAATATTTACACTGTGAACCACAGTTACCATTTTCTTTTTATTTCCATATCATTTAAACCATCTACTTCTGATGGAGTCTCATCATAATGTATTCCTAAATTGCCATTCTGCCCTATGACATCCATTCTCTTATTAGATTCTTCTTCATCATCCCAAATTTTTTGAATATTTTCTGCCTGTGCATCAATGTCTCTCATTGTGTTTGCAACTTTAACATCAATCCATTTTTGTTTTAACCATTCAATAAAACCCAATGCAAGATGTTGTATAAATGGGTTCTTAAATTTTTTCTTAACCCACCTTTCTGCTTTGTCATACCAAGGATCTACACCTTGTCCAAAGGTTTTTTCAAATTCTATTTTCATGTTATCATTAGCATTGCGTGTTGTAATTCTCTGGCATGTTCAAGTTCATCTTCTGCAATCTCTGCAATCTTCTTGTCTTCTGGATGATATGAAAGATACTTGACATATGTTTCATATGCATGCTTTTCAATCTTCATGTTGATATCATAAGCGTCAAGAGGATCAGCAAGATAGTAAACAACCATGATCCAATAATAAAGTAGAACAAGATGTTTGGCAAAGAACCGATCAATCCAATACTTATTTCCTTCTCTAAGTTCCATCTCTTCCAAATGTTCCGTTTCATTTAAAGCCTGATAGAAATGTTCTTTCATTAGATATGTATGATCCTCTCCTCTAAGTCCTAGTGACTCACGAAAGTGTAAGACACTAATAAATGAGAAGTATGGTGCTCTAGCAATAACTTCTAGAACCCAGAATCTCTGAAAGTCTCTACCTCTGTAGAGGAAGTCAAGGATATAGATTGTAGTATCCAAGACCCATGTATTAAATTTTTTCATACTATAGTTGTTTTAACCCAAGCGTATTGAGATAACCATAATGCTATCCCTACTCCTCCAAATATTATACAAGAAGATTTGATTGGTAAATGCTTCATGTTACTATTGCGTTTATAGGTATTTATACTGAGTAGTCAGTCACGTTGTCGCCAATCGTCAGATTTGTTATCGTTTCTAAACCAATCAGCTATGTCGTCTGCACCATTAAATCCTCTTTTATCTGTTTTTGGATCTCCTATATCTAAAAACTTTAAACAGGATCCATCTTCATCTGTTGATAATCTTCTTGCTTTACTTAACATTCCTCTTGCACTTGTATTTGCTTTCGCAAGTTTTTGTGCCCAAATCATATCGGTCATACTGACCTCTGTTCCTGATGCAATGTCCTTGCATATGCCTTCTAACCGAAGGCGATATTGTGTTGATAACATAAACTGATTGTTAGTATTAGTATTATTTAACGACCCATAGGAATGCCAGATTCCATAAGACGTATTATATTTTGAACTACCTCGCTCCTACAATAGTCAACAAAAGAAGGATGCTCGTGTAGATACGGGACATCCTCTTTACTGTGTTCTATTGCTTCGTATGCACTAACTGCATATTCACATATTTCATAATGATTATTTTGTAGGTCGTGATAACCTACTGTATAGTGGGACATGATCTTTCAACTCCACGTTATACCACTAATTATAACTCAGTTATATTTTAAACGCAATTACCGTCTTGATATGACAACATCTCCCTCGCCATCATCATCTTCATCATCATCTTCTAACTCTTCAATTCTATTTTTTAATTCTTCATGTAGTTCATCTTTGGGTTCTTCATCACCAAATTTAACTACCATCAATTCGTCACCAGGTTTAACCTCCATCATTTCTGGATGAGGTACTCTCCTAATAACTTGTTTTCCTTCAATTACTCCGTAGTTTGCTGTAGAGGAAGATAAACTTAATATTAAACGAATTGCATATATTAAAGTTATCACCCAACAAACTACAAAAATTGTTACCATTCACCTAAAACCTGATTGCAGTATCTTTTGTATAGGAACTTGCCTTACTCTATCTATAACATCATTCTCCACTCTTTCAACAATCTTATCAAGAACATCTATATCAATCTGCATAAATGGTGGAATAATACCAAGTAAACGAAGTAAACCATCTACAAATAATGCGAGAGCAGTGAATCCAAGAATCATAGAGATAACCGTTGCGTCTCTATTATGCTTTCTCATTGACTCAGCATCTATTCTTCTTGCTTCTTCTACTGCTACTTTCACAGCACGGTCAATCATGATGTTCACTTCTTGCTTTGTGTAAGCTACTTTACGTATCTTTTCTTCCATCATTTGACCTCCTATGTCACTAAGGGGAAATTCTTTTATTAGTTCTACCATAGGTTATCCTCCCCTGTAGTATGCTTTGTAATAAGAAACGACTCCATTTGTAGTTACTTGAGTTTCACACCAACTGTCAGCACAAGAATAGATTACACTATTATTTGAATCATTACCAAACTCTTTAAGTAAGATTGATAATACTTTCTGTCTTAAGTTAAGTTTTTCTTCTAGTCTCATTTTGTAATGTTGCAATAACCTTGTTCACATAGTTGTTCTAATTTTTCTATAAGATGAGAATACTCATCCCACAGATAATCTGAACTTGTTTGATCTCTGTATAACTTACAAGCGATTATAGCACGAGCTACATCTGATTCGTTTAGTCTCATAATGTTCATAGTGTTACAGTATAATTATAACGAACTAAATTATACATGCAAATATTTTAGCAGAAATGTCAGGGTTCGTCAACTTCGTGAGATTTCATTTCTGTGTAATTATAATCAGACATCATCGCAAACAACCTGTTTCTAAGGTATTTTAAGTATTCTAATTCTTCTACTGGTCTAACAGGAGGACCAGGAAACATTTCTATATGACTACAAACAATATTATAAAGCATGCGGACTTCCTCAATTCTCATTGAGTATTGACAAAACCAATCCCCCTCATCTTTAGGATATGGCTCTTGGTTTTCGCCATCGTCAGTTATCATTATGCAGATACCGTGCTGTTAGAAGAATTTCTTCTTTGATATGCTGCTGGCGTTCTTGTATTGTTATTAGATAATCTTGCTTGAAATGCAGCAGGTGTTCTTGTTGAGTTATCAGTTTTCCTTGCTTGATAATCTGCATTCCAGTTTTTAAATGTTCTAGTAGCCCATCCCTCATTACCTGAGAAATGATTTACAGTGCTACTACCTGGTTGAGGACTGACAGCATTACAATCTTTATCGTTTCTTTGATATGCCATTAGCGTTTACCTCCATTCATTTGCTTGAGCATTTTCTGTAGCTCTGATGTAGAACCTACAAACATAGCATTGTTTGTAACATTCTTAGGACCTTTCTTCTCTTCATCTAGATCTTTGACCTTCTTTTGGAGATCCATAAGTTTGTCAGTCATGTCTGCTACCTGTTTCATGGCGTTTGTAGCGACTTCATATGCTCTTGGATGCCCTGACTCCTGTGCAACCTCTAACGCTCCTTGTACCGCTTCCTGACCCTGATCTATAAGTCTATAGAGTTCTGCTCTCGTATACTCATAGTCTTTTTCCCTATCTTCAGTAACATCATTTGATAGTTGCTTCTTTTTTTCTGGTTCTTTAGATACATCAATATCTAATATATCTTCCATGTTTTCTTCTAAACTTTTCATAAGAATGACATCCCTTCATTAAATCCAAAGTCATCATCAGCAGTTACTAATGCATCATCAGCAGCAGTAACTTGACCATCTTGGTTGATGTCTGTTTTTGCTTTGGGTGTATAAGATAGTTCAACGTGTCTCTTATTGACATTGGTATCACCAATAGTTTCAATAATACGAGACTTACGAATAACATCTGCCTTGGTGTAAGGACCGTAGATGTAAGACTTAGCAGTGAACTGCATTGTGTAGGTTATACTACGTCTTGTACTAAAGTCATCTTCCCAATCATCATCAAAGTCTACACTATTCAATACAACAGCAACATCTCTAACTTCATTCATATCAGGAATGAACTTTAAACTCATACTAAATGAGGGTTGAAAGAAAGGAAGTATCTGTTCTAATATTTGTAATCCGTCATCTTGAGACTTACAAAGAATACCAACTTCAAATGAAATATTGTATGGTACAGGTACATACTGAGTTCTCACTTCATTACCGTTATCATTAATAACAGTCTTATACTTTTGTGTGGCAGGTGTTTTTCTTGAAGCATCATAATCAATACCAGTCATTTCAAAATAAATTCGTGGTAAAGTAATTGCTACTTTTCTACCATCAGTAGGATTACCTTGCAGTCTATACAAGAATTTTTGTTTAGGACCGTAGGCAAGAGGAACCTTCTCTGTTTCAATAACTTGACCATCAACTGTTTTTTTGAGTTCAATATTATTGAAAAGAGTACCAAAGGATACAACAGTTTTTCTAACTGCTTGATTATAAAATTGTGTTCCTAACATCAGAAGCTACCTGTATAATTACCAAATTCACCAAATGGGTTTGTTTCTCCCCAATCAATTAAATCATCTGCACCATCTTCAATCGCTTGGTTTTGATCATATTCAGTGCTCTGATTATCAATTGTAGAGAATGTCCCTAATGTATATATGGCATTAGATTCAACCCCTCTAATCATGTCTCCATCTATAAAGTTACCTGTGCGATTCATAACTTCTAGAGTATATGTTACACCATTCCAATCAGCAACCTCAGCAATAGTAGCACTAATTAGATCATATAGAATTGCTTGTCCACCACTTGTAGTAGTCTCTTCCCATGCATTAATAATATATCTTACATTAGCAGAATCATAATAGAAGTAACCAGGTGCAGTTGTAGCAGTTGTTCCATTGTATTGATAAACATAGCAAATACGTTTATCTTCAAACTTCCAATAGAAATATTTTTTCTGTGTGGTAGTAGCAAACACAGGATCAAAACCACCACTACCAGTTACTGTAATAACTTTATTAGATGAAGTCCATGTTCTTCCTGCACCTTGTGCAGTAAATCCACCTATAACTACATGTTCATCATTGAGGAATTGAACCGCTTCTGGTGGTGAGTCAATAGTTATTGTTGGGGGATTTACATTTGTTGAATCATATCCGCTACCACCATTGACAATATTAAGAGTAACAACACCACCATCCAATATAGATGTTGTAATAATTCCACCAGTGCCATTACCAGCATTTCCAATCGTAACATTTGGTGGAGTATTATATCCTGTACCAGCAAGTGTTACAGTTGCTTGTGATATAGCACCACTAGAATCTACTTCAAGAGTTCCAGTTGCTGTTTGTCTAGTAGTAAGAGAAAGATTTAGTGTTGTAATATTACTAAACTGTCTCTCTACATCATCAATCTCATCAATACCTGTATCAAACTTATCAGCACCTTGCTCGTATATCTCAGCAGTGAGTTGATAAAAATATTGTTTACCTAACTGGAAGAAAGGATTTTCTCTTTCTACATACTTGACTTCATAGAGATCCTCTGTCATTGGAAAGTAGATTAGATCTCCTTCATTAGGTCTGCCATCTACAGCAAGGTTTAATGCAGGATTAGCAGACTGTTCCCATCTTCTTCTTGATACAACAAAAGTTATCTCATCAGTTATTCTCAAACCAAACTTACTTACAAACTCTGCACCTGCACCAAAACCTTCTACGTTCACAAGGAACATCTCTATCATATAACTTTGATTAAATTCAGACTGTATAACTTCCCCTAACGTCTTATCTTTCAGATGCACTCTAGGAATATAAAACACATCAGATCCAAACAACTTGATTTGTTCATCAACCAAGTCTTGTACAAGATTCTGTTCGGTGGCAACACCACCGTGTTGAGGAAAGTATACTTTTTTCATCCGATCATATCAAATGGTGGTAATTCGTATGTGGTAAATGACTTCTCTTCTATCTCAGCAATTTCTTTTTGAGCATCTTCAAAGATTTCTCTACCATTAATGGCAACTCCACCAGGAAGTTGGATACCATTAAACTTAATTAGGTTCTGTCCCCACTGCCTTTTAATAAGAGCAGTAGCATATTTTTTTAAGAAGATGTCACTATAGACTTGAGTATATGTGTCAGGATCTAATGCTCTATGACATTCAACAATGACATGTACATCTTCATCTAACATGTCCTTACCAACATCAATATAAAGTCTGTCCTGTCTCATATTAAATCTAAACTGAACAAAAGCTCCGTTGTTCAGAACCATATCCATAGTCTCCATCCAAGTCTTAACCATATAATAGTTAAGAAAGTCTAGAGATCCTACAGCATATAGATCATTCAAAAAGATCTGATACTCAATACCAAATAAATTATTTCTAATTGCATTACTAGCAAGACCAAATACTTTAGTCACACCAACTACATCCGCAGGTAGTTCAAGATATCTATCTCTAACTTCCCATTTTGTACCACTAGCTAGAGTGGTTGTTGTGTTCTGTGTTTCAAATTTTGTCTCATCAGCAGCAGTGAATAAATGCTTCATATAAGCAAGTTCAGTACCATCATAGTGTCTCATACGATAATACTGGAGTGCGTCATCTATTGAATCTTCTATCTGATCATCGTCAACATTGATCTCTAGGACTGGGAAACCTAACTTTCTAAGACAGTAATCTTTAAATTCAGCTCTACTGGCAGGTTCTGCCATAACATCTACCTACAATTTTCCTAGATGTATTTATATCAAAGTAATCCCTTGTCTCTATCTTCCTTTGCTTGTTTCTCTTCTAATTCTTTTTCTTTCTTAAGTTGTCTATTAGTCCAGATACCTACTGCTATGATACTTAAGTATGCAAGTGTATCATCTAACATAACAAGAAAGAATATTGTTGATCCACCAAATCTGATCCACTCTGGAAATGGTTTGATTAACCTACCACCCCATTTACGGAATGTACCTTCAAACTTGAAGTATAATATGATGAGTGCTGTGATAACAAACTCACTATATGGTACAACAAAGTAGCATGATAGAAAGATAAACAAAGGCCAGTAGTGCCTTTCATCAACTCTTTTGACAAGGTTAAAGTATTTTTTGAGTAGTTTTTTAAACATAGTTAAAGTTGATTACCATACGGAAAGAAGCATTTGTTGTTGATGTTCCTGTGTGTTTCATACCATTTGGAAATGTAACTAATCTGTTAGCAATGGATTCTACCTTAGTACCATCTTCAAAGAGTGTGTAACCATCACAAGTATTCATATAATAGATAGAAGTTTTGAGATAGTCTCTGTCTTCTGCATCTAATATATCAATGTGCATACCATGTTCAACTAACGTATCAGTTCCCATGATAAGGTTTGCTTTGATCTTGATTATAGCACAAGGTTGTAACTTCTGCAAGATAGGGTATAAAAGTTTACATGACTCGTCAGGTGTATGTCTCTCATAGAACATATGAGTCATCTGTAGGTTACGATGCTCATTATCTTTTGTATCATCTACAATCTTAGATGCATTCCAAGGAAAATAACTGTCCAGTAATCCGTGATATATTGCTTCAAACTCCGAGAGTTTGATAAACCTGTCTGATATTGCTATATCACTCATTTTTCTATCACTGCGAGATATACACCATTCCAGAAATCATTTGCATCTTCTGATGTTTCTGTAAGTATAGTTCT